GTCAAACTGCTCGTAGATTCAAGGAAAGTTATCAAGGCACGGACAATGCCGGTGGGTTAATTATCCAATACAACGATCCGACAGAAAAGGAATCAGTCATCAACAACCTTCAACCTTCGGATTTTGATAAGCAATTTGACCTTTTGAATAAGACCGTACAACAAGAGATATTTGTTGCACACAAGGTCAACTCACCAATGTTGTTTGGAGTGCGTGTGGAGGGACAATTGGGTGGTCGTAGCGAGTTGATTGAAGCATATGAGATGTTTCATCACGCATACATTGAACCCCGTCAACAAAAGATTGATGATACCTTTGCGTACTTGCTTGAACCTATCGCATCTGTTCGCTTGGAAACCATCAACAAACCACCAATCGGTTTGGATTATCAGGCTTTGTTTACTGCTGGAATCATTGACAGAAACGAAGCAAGAAAAGAGTTGGGATTTGATGAGATTGAAGAACCTTTGAATGTTGCCCTATCAAAACAAAATCCTTTTGGATGGGATGATGAAAGAGACATCAAGGTGTTCCAACAATACGGAGAGAGTGCAGACAATTTTGAAACCTACAAGTTTGAGTTTGTTGATGCCGTTGAAACTGCCATCTTGAATGTGTTGAAAGAGAATAAAGGGTTGCAAGTTGGAGACATCGTGAACATCACCAAACTGGATGCAAAGGTTGTCGCAGATGCGATTGCTAAACTTGCCAAAGCGGAGTTGATCAAATCATACGAAGATGGTCTTGAAACAACCCCGAAAGGAGTTGAAGAAGTGAAGAGATTAGAAACCGAGATTGTCGTGCGTTATGGCTACGCTTTAGCCGCTGGAATCAAAGGTACTTTGGTTATCCCAACCACTCGTGATTTCTGCCGTCAAATCGTGGAAAGCAATCGTGTATATTCAAGGGAGGACATTAACGCAATGTCTGCACAACTTGGTTACGATGTATGGAAGAGGAGAGGTGAATGGTATACAAACCCTGATACTGGAATCACCACGCCACAATGCCGTCACATTTGGCAACAACAATTATTAAGGAGAATCAAACGATGACCAATTTTGTATATTTCATTTCAACCACTTATCTCAAGGACAACACACCTTTGAATGAGAATGTTGACGATAAATTGTTGAAGTCAGCAATCAAAGAAGCTCAAGAGATTTATATCCGTGATGTGATTGGTTCAGGCATTTATAATGAGTTGCAAGTACAGGCATTTGCTGGAACATTAACGCAGTTGAATACTACCCTTTTGGATTCATACATCGCACCTTGTTTGAAGTATTACACATTGACCGAAGCAATGCTTCCAATGACCTTTAAATTGATGAACAAATCAGTTGCATCTCGTGAGAGTGACAATGCAAGGGCGGTATCCGTGGAGGAAATGACAATGATTGAAGGTCGTTATCGTGATAAAGCCGAATACTATGCCAACAGATTGAGAGATTATTTGCGGACATACACCAATGACTATCCTTTATTCTTGAATCCAGGCTCTACCTTTGACACCATCCGTCCAAAGAACACAGCGTTCGTTGGTGGTATTTATCTTCCCACATCACAAGATTGTTTTTGGAACTATGACTTCCCCCACGAGAACGAATAAATGGCAAAAGAACAACGAAGCCAAACTTCTCAAATTTCTCAAAAATGACACTAAACCAAATAATCAAAAAGATACAAACCGCAGCGGAAAGCCATAAGATGGTTCACAAGTTCGGTGTTGGTCAGCAGTCAAATTTGACCGTTGAGAATGTGGAGTATTATCCTTTGGTTTGGTTGTATCCTGATGGGTTTAATTTGCAGTCAAACAACAACTTGTTGACATACAACTTTGCATTGCTTGTGATGGATCGTGTGTTTGAATCCGAGAGCAACACAATCGAAGTTCTTTCCGATACTGCCCAAATAATGACCGATATCTTCGCATTGATTGAGGACAACACTCAAGACGATGAAGATTTTGAGATTGTCATCAACGGCAACGCTTCACCTTTTTACGATTCAAAAACCGACATCCTCGCTGGGTATGCAATCAACTTCCAAGTCAACACTCCTTATCTTCACAATACTTGCGTTGTTCCTGTTTAGTTGGCTATGGGCGTTTTTCAATTATGAAGAACCAGTCCGATACGTCAAACCTTTAAACGTGGAACTACACGAGAGAATCATTGAAAAAGAGAAGATCAAACGAATCACATTACTCCAAGAGCTGAACCACTATGATACGATTTTTCTTGATACTTTTGATGCTACATCTTCAGGACTTGAAGGGGCAATCCGTCTCCATAGATTCTGCGACTCTACGCTCAGCGAATAGTTATCTCGTCAAGGGAGCAATCGCACGGCAAAAAGTAGGGCAATTGATGAAGATTGTCCAGTCGGATTCCATCATAATTTCGGAACAAGATTCAGTCATCACCAAACAAAAGGTAAACATCGCATACTTGAATGCGGAGAATGATTCACTTGTGAGGCAAAATAAAGCCATTACAAGGACTTTAAAGTTATTTAAGAGTATAAGTATAGGTTTAGTTGTTTTAACGCTTGTGGGATGGCTACAATAGACCTTGACAAATTACCCGATGCCCTTGATACTTATTTAGGGGATGCTTCCGAAGGCTCACTCCTTCAGCAAATCATCATTGATTGGTGGAACAAGAAGGTAATACCACCAATTTGGGCGAATCTTGACAACAAAAACATCAATGCGTCTTCAGTTCTTCGACAATCTTTTGTCCCAGGAGAGATCACCAAATCACCCACATCCATCAACACCATCCTTCTCGCTGAAGATTACTGGGAGTTCGTGGAATACGGAAGGAAGCCAACAAGAAATGGTCACATTGAAGGCACACCGTATCTATGGCAGTCAATCCAAGAATGGATGGCATTCAAAGCCGTCAAACCACCTGAAGATTTTACCTATGATTCATATGCAAAAGCCATTGCAAAAAAGATTCACAAAGTAGGTACAAAGCCAAAGCCATTCCTTGAGGATGCGTTCACGGAATCAATACAGATGGAATTGGTTAATGAGTTGAATGCTCGTTTCGGAGATTTGATATTCTCCGAGGACATAAAATTGTAACAAAAAGAAAAGTTTATTTGCATTACTGATAAGTTTATTTTACTTTTGCTTTTGTTATGGATTACAACAAAGCAATTGAAACAATTAAACTTAAACGCAGACAAGGGCTATTTCAAATAGTCGCTCGTAAAACAGGGGTATCACTTCCAACGGTTCGCAAGTATTTGGTTGAGGGAAACATCGTTTCACCCAAAGCCAAAGCCGTCATTGAAATTGCATTGAGGGAGGTGAACAATGATTGAGGCAACAATCAACGGATGGATTCTCACCATCGGTGGTGATAGATATGTATACATTGACAAGCAAGTTGATGACTATCTTTTGAACAATCACTTTGAAGAACTTGAACCGTATATGATCAAGCGTGATGTGTATTTCGGTGGATGCGTTGAGACCAATTTGGTTGGCATTGAAACGGAGCGGTTTTTCTATTTAGAACCCGACAAGTTCACGGTGTTATTTATGCTCGGACACAAAACAAATTTCCTATGAATAAAAGCGAATCAATCAAGAACATTGCTGGTGCGTTGGTAAAATTCCAAGCATCGGTGAGCAAGGTAGCAAAGGAAGCCAACAATCCTTTCTTCAAATCCAAGTATGCAAGTTTAGCGAACATACTGGACACCATCCAAAAGCCATTGAGTGAATGTGGTTTGGCAATCAGTCAATTCCCTGATGGGAACGCACTCACAACAATCATCCTTCACGCTGATTCAGGTGAGTGGATGGAGTCATCCTATGTGATGCCGGTTGCAAAGCAGAACGATCCCCAAGCAATGGGGTCTGCCATCACTTATGCGAGAAGGCAATCCATCGGTTCTATCCTAAACTTGAACATTGACGATGACGATGACGGAGAGAAAGCAATGGGAAGGCAGATTCCAAAGAAAGATGAACTCACACCAAAGCATCCATCCTGGGCGAAAGCAGTTGAGCATCTCAAGACAGGCGGATTGATGACAGACATCACAAGCAAGTTTGAGGTATCTCCGGTCAATATGAAACTTTTAATCGGTGAGAAATGAAACTTCAACTTCCAACAATTCACACTAATTTGAACGAGGACGATTGGCAAGATCTAAGGCGTTCACGCTTCACCGCTTCCGAAATTCACAAACTGATGGGAACTCCGAAAAACAAATCGGAGTTCTTGTCGGAAACTGCAAAATCATTTGTCTTTGAGAAGGCAGCGGAATACTTAACCGGTGCGAAATCGGAGATCTATGGTCGTGCTTTGGATTGGGGGAAGGAACACGAGAAGGAAGCCTTCCACTATTTCTCCCAGCAGACCGATGATTTCTTTACTTACTACGGTGCAGAGACATACACCTTCATCACTTATGGTGAGTGGGGTGGGTATTCACCTGATGCACTTGGTCACCAGTTGGTAGAAATCAAATGTCCGTTCAATTCAGGCAACCACCTTCAAAACTTCTTCATCAAAAACAACGAGCAGTTGAAATCAAAACGCACGGAGTATTTTTGGCAGATGCAAATGGGAATGATTGCAACCGGATTGGAAGAAGGTTTGTTTGTCAGTTATGATCCCCGAATGCCCATCGGCAAGAAGCTCACAACCACTCTCATCACTTTGGAAGAGGACATCCAAGAAATCATTGATGAGAAATTGGCATACGCTGGTGAGTTGTTTTTGTCAATCACAAAATAAATCGTTCATTCACAAAGCCAATTAGAAAATAAATTTGCATAAGTGAAAGAAAGTATGTTGTTTTGAATCACTATGACACTTGACATAATTTATCCAATCGTTTTAACACCCATCGTTTTTGCGGTGGGTTACGGTCTACATTGCATTAAGAAGGCAATGAACAAAGAACTTCCTGAAGCAAAACCATACCAGTTTGAACGGGATCAGTACAATCCGGAGTTTGACCAATTCAGTCAAACCATTTTCAATCACAAATTCTACAAAGGAAAAGCAAAATAAAACTATGAAACAAATACAATTATTTAATCAATTCACCGAGGTTGAATTGGAAATCTTGAGAAAAGCAACAGATGTTTTGAATCTTTATTTTAACGGCACTACAAAGCCCAAAAGCAAAAGACCGAACCGAGTAGTTCACAGGACAACTCAATTGTTCCTGGATGATGTTAAAAGCGTTTATGGGAATGAATGGGTGTACAGACAAGATGATGTATTTCTTGACATTCTTCACAAGCATCGCAAATCGGATGTGTCCACTTTGATTAAAAAGTATGTTGAATTAAACAGAATTGAAGTCGTGAGAAATAATAATAAAAATCAAAATATTATTAAATTTAGATTCTTATGACAACTTACTTAATCTCGGCAGCGGTCTTCGCCCTTCTCATTTACCGGTTATGGTATTTAGAAAAAGCAACCGATGAACTTCAAGAAGAGGTCAACCAACGCAATCGCACTATTTGGGATTTGGAAACAGAAATCTTGACGATCAGGTCAACCATCCAGCAAGGAAAGGATGATTTGAACCAAGCAAAGATGATCAGCGAGAAACGAATCGCAGAACTGGAAGACAAATTGCAAACTTTCAAGAACCAATTTACAGATTTGAAAAATGTTAAAAGCGAGGGTAGTAAAGGCAACAATTAATTCAATTGAGAAATGGCGGGTATACTTCGCTGGAGAATTACTCGCCACATTTGAATGCGAAAAAGATGCACGAGATTACGCAGAATTTATAGACGGACAATGAAAACAGATATAACACCCAAAGAAAAAGCCGAAGAGCTTATCGCCA